GGGAAATATGACAGACAAGAGTAAGAAATATCGCAGGTGTGGAGAGGCCGTCAAAGCCACAAATGAAGGTGGCGACGTGACCATCCAGGGATGGGCCAACAAGGCGGTTGTGGACGACATGGGCGACCTCATGAAGTTTGACAACGTAGACCTGCAAAGATTTGAAAAAAATCCCATCATGTTTTTTAATCATGATAGGAACTTTCCCATCGGTAAATGGACCGAGTGGAAGATTACCGAGGAGGGGCTCTGGGTTAAGGGCGTGATTTCCAAGAGTGCCGACCGTGCGCTCTCTTATATTCGTGACCTCATCCAGGAAGGCATCCTCAAAACTCTCTCCATCGGGTTCGACCCCAAAGAAGAGACCTACAACCGCGCTGCGGGCCACAACGAGATTGGCAATTGGAGATTAAACGAGGTCTCTGTTGTCACCCTGCCCGCCAATATCGAGGCAGAATTTTCCCTGGCAAAGGCCCTCGGAGAAGCTCCGACCCTCGACGCTGCCCGCGAGGCTGTGCTGAAGGCGCTTGGGGAAGAGAAGGCCGCCAACAAGCCGCAGGGAGAGGACCCCGTGGAGCCCAAGAAGCCCGAGGAGGCCCCTGCCGAAGGCAATCCCACCGAAGAGCCTCCTGCCAATAAGGCAGATGGCGAGACCGATCCTGAAAAACCCGCCGAGCCTACGCCCGAGGAAATGCACAAGAACGCTTTCCAGGATTGTGTCTCTGCGAAAATTCCCAAGCTCCTGGAGGATGGCAAATCGCAGGATCAGGCTGTCGCGACGGCCATCGCCATGTGCACCGAGGAAGGAAAATGCAAGCTCGAATTCCTCTCCAAGGAAAATATTGACTTCGCCCGTTCTGTTGCCAGCAAGGCTTGCGAGCCAAAAACCCCCGAGGAGAAGAGCAAGGAGGACCCGGCCACGCCCGTTCCCCAGCCCACTGACGATCCCTCGAATTTCGGCAGCCCCGAGATTGAAATCATGAAAACAGGGATCGCGCTCCTCGGGAAAATTGCCATCCAACTGGAGACGATGACAGCCAGCTTGGAGAGATTGGGCGAGCGGCTTGAAAATGGGGGCGAGACAAGCCAAAATAGCAGCAGTACGTCTGAGCCCTCGCAAACTGACACCTCGGAAGAGATGCGCCAAAAGGATTTGGCCGAAATTTCCGGGATTCGCGAAAGGCTTTGCGGAATCGCAAAGGATCTCGATCTTTAATTTTATGCCAGGGAGGGCACGAAATGACTGTTGATGTAAACAAGCTCAAGGCCGACTATACCGAACTCGAATCCAACATGACGAAGGCCAAGACTCGGATCGCCGAGCTGGAAAGCGAAAAAGCCGCTGCCTTTGGTGGTGGGCAGGATTTCAAGGGCTCCGATGAGGCCCGCTTGCTCCGTTCGTTCCGTTGCTCGAATGTCAAACAGCTCATGGAAGTCAACACCGCGCACCCCACCTTTGCCGGTGTTTCCATCACTGACCGCCTTGCCGTCATTGAGCTGAAAAAAGAAATTGACGTCGCTCGCTACTATGCTCAGATTTTTTGCGGCGCTCCCCGCGACGTGGGCGAGATGGAGAAGCAGAGCCAGATTGCCCAAGTCAAGGGACTCTTGGACACCCGCTACGCCAAAGAGACCGACCTGGGCGGACGCCTCAAGGCCTTTGGTACGGGCGTCGTTGGTGCTGGTGCCGAGTGGATTGAGACCATGATTTCCTCTTCGTATGTCGAGGAATATCTCTTGGAAAAGCGCGTGGCCAACGCCTTCCAGGAAATCGCCATGGCATCGAATCCCTTCAAGCTGCCCGTCGCTAAGAATGGCACCACGGCTCGCATTGTGGCAGAAGGTGTTGCCGCTTCTGAATCCAATTTCGGAACTGACGCCATCACGTTCGACGCCGAGAATAAGCTCGTCGAACTCTACAACCTGCCTGAAGAACTCAACGAAGATTCTGCAGTGGCAATTCTTAGTATGGCGCGAAGCGGCGTTCTTGACAGTCAAATTAAAGCTCTGGAAACCGCCATTCTCAACGGCGATACGACCGGAACTCACATGGACAGCGACGTCGTGTCGGCTGCCGATGCTCGCAAAGCTTGGAAGGGTCTCCGCAAGCTCGCACTGCAGAACTCGGCCAATGGCTCCATCGTGGACTTCGGAAGCGCTACGGCCGCTGCCAAGCTCGACGAGATGATCGCCGCCGCTGGCAAATTCTCGCTGAATCCCCGAGAAGTGCTCTTTATCGTGTCCCCCCAAATTTCCCACCAGATGACCGCACTTCCCGAAGTGACCTCGGTGGATAAATTTGGCCCTCTCGCCACGATTTTGTCTGGCCTCCTCGCTGCATTCCGTGGACGCGGAATCATGGCCTCCGAATTCCTGCGTGAAGACCTCAACGCAACCGGCGTTTATGATGGCGTGACCATGACGAAGGGCGGACTTCTCCTCGTTAATAAGACGCGCTTCTATCTCGGACGTCGCCGCCCCATCCGCGTGCGCGTGGCTGCCGATTCCCGCGCCGAGTATGATCGCTACCAGCTCGTTTCCTACCAGCGAGCCGACTTCAAGGGCCACGTGCAAAGCGCGACCGAGAAGGGCGTTATCTATGGCGTGAATGTGACGCTGTAATTCTCCCTCAATAGACCCTGGCTAGGGTGGAGCCCGCGCCCCGGAGACGGGTGAGCGCGGGTTTTTATTTAGGGGGCATTTATGGCCGGAGACTTCCTACGGAGAATTAAAGCATTCGATACCGTGACCCCGCTCCCCTTGGAGATGCGGGGCCCTGGAACATACGAGAGTAAGTTTTTGGTCGAGGGAAACTCAATTCTCTCTACTATTTTCGTTTTAGAAATAGACCCAGGGGCGACGATCACCGCGAGATATTGGGACTCCACGACAGGGACAGACCTCGGGGAAGAATTCCAGCTTGCGGAACATCGCCCCATCACCGCACCCGGACATGACCGCCTTACAGTGACGAGAATCCACAACAAGCCCAATCTCCGCGTCATGGTGACGGGAGGAAATGCACGCTTCAGTGTTTACGTCACTGTGGTGGAATCCTTCGCCTCCGATCTCGACTCAGCTCTCCAGTACGAGGGAGAGACCGTCAACATTGACAATGATAAAGGGATGCCTATTGCTGCGTTTGAGCAGACCACAAGCGCGTGGTCATTCTTGCGCACCAACAACGGGCGTCTGCAAATTGACGTGCCCGGGGTTCTCCAAACCACGCAACAGCTCATCAATTTCCGCCGCTACAACGCTACCCTCGCGGCAGTTCCGGGGACGGAATATGAGCATGTCAATTTTGTGGTGCCCCCTGGGAAAAGATTATTCTTCCTAGCTGGACATGGGAGCGCGGATGGCACGGTACAATGGATTGTGGAGATTGACGGGTTTCGCTGGGCAGGAAGGCGCTCCACATATGATTCCCGCGATGTAAATCTTAGCATCGGATCTCCGGTGACTCTGGAGGAAGGGCAAAGGATTGTCGCCGTGGCTAAGAATTTGAGCCCTTACGGTCGCCCGTGCGAAATCGAAACATGGATTTATGGAGCTTTGGAGGACGTATGAAAACGCAAGCCGATTTTGACCGTGAGATTGCCGAGATGCGAATGGAGCACAGCATTTCCGCTTATAATACCCAGATTATTGATGAGAAAAGGAAGCTCCTGGAAATTCAGCGCAACGAAGGCGTGATTCGGGAGAAGATCCTTGAGCTTGAATTGAAAATCGAGGCCCTGCGGGAGAGCCGTACTTGATGCGTTAGGGGTGCAACGTGGGTGAGATAGGTCATTCCGAGACGCCATACGCAGAATATGCAAACGACGCCCCTGTTGCCACGAAAGGCGGTGGGGTACAATTCAAGATAGAGCTACAGAAAAACATTGCACAGGGAGTGCAATACCAAGCGCAATTCCTAGGAGGGGATGAGATGAGTGATTTTAATGGTGCCAAGCCCGTAAAGACCGAGCGCGATAATGAATTCAAGGTCACATTGGTAGATGGCGCAAGCGGGGAGTCTGCAACCAAAAAGCTTTCCCTTGTCACGTCTGCCGACAGTCTCACCGGAGCCTACGGCGTAGTGGTTTTTGGTGTTGATGGGAGCGGAAACGCCATCCATATTCCCATCGGCGCTGCGGGAGTTAAGGTTGAGGCCTCTAATCTCGACATTCGCAATCTCGTATTTGCCGACGACAAGGTGGACGTGTCGGGCTCCAGCGTGGAGATTTCCAACACCGTCACAATCGAGGCAACTGACCTCGATATTCGCGCCTTGGACGCTGCCCAGGATTCCGTAACCGTTCACGGCACCGAAGGAGCGTTGAAGCAGGATTCTCTTGGTCGCCTTGAGGTTGTGATCCCCACGGTCGGCACCAAGGTTTGCGACTTTAAGACCACCGCAACGGTCGGCGCAAATTCTGTCACCACCCACGACTACGTTGTCACCAACACCAAGGTGTTCTCGGGAATTAAAGCGCTCGTGGGCGCTCGCGGTGCTGTCAAAGTCCGCGTGGGAACCTGGGACGGGACCACTTTTGTACCAAAGTTTGCTTGGTTCCAAGACCCCAAGGAAAACCACGATCACAGCGTCGAAATGCTTTCCCTCTTGGGCGACGGCACCGATGCTATCCGCATCGAAATCACCAACCAGGACGGGCAAAGCTCTGACGTTTATTCGACTCTCCAGGGTGTTGAAGTCTGAGCCTATTTTTCGACCTAGGAATAGGGGCGCGGGTGCTTAGGCCCCGCGTCTTTTTTATTTGGAGGAGCAAATGCCAACAACCGCAGACGAATTAAAGTATTCAAACATCACTCGGATAGCTGGGCAGGGGGAGGATTTTTCTGCAGACGTGGCGCAGCGATCCGATGGAAAGAATGCGCTGTGTGTGGATTCCAGAATCGACTTAGCAACGACGTTAAGCAATAACACCAAGCTAGATTTTGCACAAACTACCGTCGCGCTGACTACCACATACGCGGCCATCTATTCCTACACTGGACCCGGAAAGCTAGTGGGGTTCGTTCTCGATATGGACGCAAATACCCAGATACAGTACCGGCTTGTTATTGATGGGAAAGTGGTATTCACAGATTTGCCCCACGAACTTCTTACGAGCCTTTGGGGATCTCCTGGAAATGGGCAAAGATTCCTCACTGTCGGAACTACAGTTCTAAATAATTTCGACTTTCAGCCTCCGCAGCCCATCGCGTTTTCTACTTCGATTTCTATCGAGGTAAGAAGGACCACAGCGACCGCAAGAAATTTATTGAGGCACCTCGTGGTGCTTGTGAAGGGGGTGTGACTATGTACCCGCTCAATTGGGAAGAGTTTAAAACATCTCTTATGTCCATTGGAATCAATGCAGTTCAGCTCTCTCACTTGGAATTAGATGTCAGATATATCGTTTGGTTTGAGTGGAGGGGAATGCGGGTGTGCGTTGAGGACCTCCGAAAAGGGAGTGAAGAATGCTCGGAGTTTGAGTCTACATTTAAGAGCATGTCGAACACGAAAGAGGCCGAAAGGGTCCGCATCACGACAAACAAGCTCGGAAGAAAGCTCCACGATAGGTATGTGAATTTTTTCACAGCGACAGGTCCCGAGTCCATGGATAACACGGACTGGAAAGACGTGAGCTTCGGAGATTTCACATACATCATGAAGGATGCGAGCGGGAACACAACCACAGTTCCCTCACTCGCCAAAGAGACGTGGCTAGACTTTGAACCCACCTATGACTTTGAAGTGAGCGGAGGGTGGGTCTGTATTCCGGACACTCTCCCAGGAAACGATGACGACAAATGGGAGATCCACGTCGTTGGCGCTCCAGATATTCCCGAAGGGATGGGAGGAAGTGTCAAATTTATTTGCAACCCGCGATTGAAATGGATTCGTGGGCAGCGGCTCAACATTGACGCATCCCTAAACCCGGCAGAGCTGACCTATAACGCAGTGTACCATTCAAATAAAATTAGGTTTGTCATCAAGCACCCCGTCGGCGCTCAGTGTGAGATGCAAATCAATATCAAGATATTCAAGTGAGGTGTGATATGGATCTGGTGAGGTTTTTTCTGCGTCCTGTTGAGTGGTTTATGAAAACAAAAGCGTGGGAATGGTTATCAGGAAAATTTCTCAACCACATCACATTCCGCTTTTGGGGATACCCAGCTTTTGAACTCGACCCGGGGCTTTTTGAAATTGAGCGGGCCGTGAGGGCATGGCACGAGTCGGGCAAGACTGGGGTGGTGGCCTTTGTTTGCACCGACCGGGCAAGCCTCACGGGCCGACTCATCCGCACGGTGACAGGTGGGCAATTTTCCCACGCGGGGGTTTTGCGGAATGGCTGGAGCTTCCCGGATATGAAAGCCCTCCACATGGTCGCAGCGGGAATGAAGCACGAGCACCCCGTAAACGTGTTTTCAGAGGCTGACGAGGTTCGCGTTGTCGGGTTCCCCATGACTGCCGAAAATGCAGCCCTTGCCGAGGGGAGGATCTCCAATCTCCTCGCCCTGCGGGATGTTATCCGCTATGATTTTGAACAGCGACTCGGAAACGAAACACGGATCTATTGCTCTGAACTGGTGCTTTTGGCAATCCAAGGGCTCGTTCCGCCCGAGTCTGCGATCCCCACGGAGATTGCAGGCCGCCCCGTATTCACACCCGACTCAGTGGCCGCCTTCGGGGAGCTTATTTTTGAGAGGAGATTGAAAAAATGACCGTGAAACTTTTGTGCCTGGGAGCCCGCCCCATGGGGAGGCAGCCCGTTTGTGTCGAGTTTTGGGGCTACCGGAAATGTTCCCCAGGGGAGACCGTGGAAGCCCGCGACGAGACCGATGCAGAGCGCGTGCTGTCTGCCTACCCAGGCTGTTTTGAGCGCGTCCAAGAGGCAGAGAAACCCTCGGAGGATGCCTCTGGTGCTGAGTTTGTTCCCTCGGAAAGGCTCAAGAAAACGCTCAAGAATACCCGAGACAAGATGCTCAAAGACGACTTTACAAAAGAATTTTCGTGAGGTGACGCCGTGGCCCTCAACGCAAATGCGTTAACAACGCTCGACAGGTGCAAGGCCCAGCTTGAAATACCTCTGGCAGACACAAGCCAGGATTTCTTGCTGGAGATTTATATCAACTCGGCAAGCAATATGATCCCCCGGTACTGCAACAGGAATTTTGTCGAGACCGTTCGCACCGACCTCCTGGATGGCACCGGCAAGAGTGAAATTCTGTTGCCCGGTCGCCCCGCGCACGCGCCTACGAGCTGCCGGGTGGATTCCTCGCGGGTATTCGATGCGGAAACGGAGCTGGCTGCTGGAACTTTCGCCATTGTGGGAGGAGCTACCCTCCGCAGGCATACCGGCGTGTGGCCCCGTGGGAGCCAAAACGTGCGCCTCTCCTACTCGGAGGGGTTCGCCGCCATCCCCTCGGACGTGGAGCTTGCCTGCATTCTCCTTGCAGAATGGCTTTTCAGAAGGCAGCAAGACCGGCGCTCGGGGCGCATGAGTGTGTCGAAGGGAGGGGAGAGCACCTCCTATGATGACAACTGGCCTCCAGTGGCTAAAGATTTGCTCGCGCAGTGGCAGCTTCCGGCTGACCTTGGCGTTGGGGTGAGGGGATAAAATGCCCACTCCAAACGGCGCGGCTACCGATAGGCTCTTGGCGCAGGCAATTCGCAGGCTGGAATCCTTCGCGCCCGAGGGGAAGCAGCTCCTGCGGGCCATGGATCGCATCGGTGCTCTCATGGAGGCCCGCATCAAGCAACGCATCGTAGAAATCAACCTTATTGACAACAGCTACCTGATTAACTCCATCAGATATGAGGTTCACGCCACACCGGACGGCGCGGAGGTTGTGGTGGGCTCTTACGGCGTGAAGTATGCCCGGATTCATGAGTTTGGAACTGTTGGGGCGGGCGGAAGTCTCCCCGATATTGTTCCCGTGCGTGCGCGGAAACTCACCATCCCCGCAAGCCCGTGGGCCAAGGACCATAGAGCCGGGGATTTCAAACTCGTCCGCATCAAAAACATGCTTGTGGACCCTAAAAGACTTCGCAACAGCCCCGATGGAAAAATCCCACGGGATGCTATCGGATTCTGGCTCGCGGACAGGGCGCGGATTAAACCCAAGCACTACATGCGTGATGGAGTTGCCGCTGTCACGCCCCGCATTGTTGACATTTTGAGAGCACTGGGGAGCGACAAAAATGCCTAGCATGAAGCGACAGATCTTTGATGCCCTGGAGGCGCAGCTTGTGGCGAATTTGCCATGGGCCAAAACGATTTCATGGGAAAAAATCAGGCTTCTGTCGAGTGACTTCGCGAGCCACGAAATTCCCGTGGTGCAGTTCTACCATTTGCGCACAGATTATGACCATTCCCAGGGGCGGCTTGATGCCAGGATGCGGCTGGTGATCGAGGTGGTGACAAAGACCACAGCAACGGCGGCAGCGGACCAGCGGGTGCTTTTCGATCTCATGGAAAGCATCGAACTGGCCGTGGGCCTCGTCCCGAACCTTGGGGTACCGGGGGTTGTCCATGTGCGCTACCTCTCGGACGAGTCGGACATCCACACCATAGAGCCCTTTTTTCTGGGAGTGCTGACGTTTGAGGTAATTCATCGCAAGGGCTACGCAGGCTGTACGGGACCATAGTATCATCGAGAAGGAGCAAACCTCTTCGCCACGGATTGGCTTTGGGGAGCTTTGATTTTTTATTCTGCCAAGGAGGGCATGGAAATGGCAAAGAATTTTGCGGCGATTTTTAACGGAGGAAACGACTCCTCTGCATTGAATCAGTCTTTTTTCCTGAAGGTTGAGACCGTTCGCGGACAGATGGCGTTCCCTGTTGGGGCCGACTTTCTTTTTAGCTTGGGTGGCGGTGGTGTCAACTTCTCCCAGCCTTTTGAGTCGAGCCCTCACCGTTCGGGGCGTCACAATAACAATATTATTAAGCAAAAAACCACGACCGAGTGGAGCTTGCCGACGTTTATCAACATCAAGCAGGGCGTGGCTTATGGCTTGGCTTACGACTCTGGCATCAAGCTCCTGTGGAAGGCGATGCTTGGTAAGGAAGTGGATAGCTCAGGGTATATTTATGACTCTGCAAATGACCCCAGCGTGACTTTTTCCTTGTTTGAGAACCTCGACCACATGGCAAAACAAGCCATCGGGTGCTTTGTCAACCAAGTGGAAATTCAGCTTCCCGGTGACGGGCAGGCCCAGCTTTCTTGGAGTGGAAACGGAAAGACTGTAGTCCATGCAGGCATCGCCAAGTCAATAGTTGCCAACGCAGCCAACACGTTCACTTGTACTGACCCCGCCTTGGCACGTCGGTTTGACGTAGGTTCTGCCGTTATGATCGTCAAAAATGACGGTGTGACGCGCAGCGCAGACACCCCGACTCCTCGCACGGTGACGGCAGTAGACACCACCACGGGTGTCGTGACCGTTTCGGGTGCTGTCCTTGCCGATGCCGATGGCACGGTGAATCCCGTGTATCTCTGCTACTGGGAGCCCACCACTCCTGCCGGAATCGACGAGCCCCAAACTGGCCTCGTGGGATCGGTTTCCATTGACAGCCTCCCGACCCTCTCGTGTGTGCGCGGGGCGACTATTTCGCTCAACAACAATCACGAATTGGTGGACTATTGCTATGGAACGGATGGCCTCTCTGGTCCTCTCTTCGTGGCCGGTGGCCGTTTGGAAGCCATGCTCTCGCTTGAGATGAATCTTAACGCCCCCCTCGTGGAATTCATGCAGCGCGTGCGCGAATTTGAAGCCCACGATGTGCAGCTCGTGTGCGGTCCCGCTACCGGAAGACGGCTCCAAATTGATCTCCCCCGCGTGATCTTCTCGGTGCCTTCGATTGCTGTTCCCGATACTGGCTCCATCCCTGTGTCCTTTGAAGGCACAGCACTACAACAATCGCTTGATTCCGCTGATGAAATTACCATCAGCTTGCTTTAACCCTCAAAATTGCATAGGCTGCGTCTCTCAGAGGGGGAGCCTATGCGAAAATTTCCGGTCCACTTGTTTGGAGAATCATTCATACGAGCCTTTTTTGAGGCTCTTTTTTCTTCAAAATTCGAGAAAACACGAAGACTCCCTTGGCTAAGATCTGACCTCGGGCGGGCCATGGAATTGGACGGGTATTCTGCGGATCTCCACATCGCATTCGAGCATAATGGCAGACAGCACTATACCCACGCGGGGCTACTGCACTCCAAGGTGCCTCTATCGAGGATGCTTGAACTGGACGCACTAAAAAAGAGATTATGTGCAGCCAACGGAGTAAGTCTATTCATTATCCCGGAAATGTTTTCGATGACAAAGTTAAAAGATTTTCCAGATGTGGTGATAGCGCAGGCAAAGGCCCTTGGGGTAAGTCTCCAGAAAGATATTAGAAGTGTTCTGGTAGATATGGATGCCCTTAGAAATGATGGCAGGTACCAATCATTAGAGAATCTCATTTCGGAGAGAGGAGGGAAACTGCTATCTAAAGCATTTGTATCTGCAAATGAAAAAGTGCTGGTAGAGTGCGCGGAGGGGCACATATTCAGCACCACTCCTACGCATCTCAAAAAGGGTGTGTGGTGCCAACAATGTTACAGAAAGCGTGCAGGAAGTTCTCAGAGATTCTCCCTTGTGGACGCACAAATTTTCGCAGAAGCTCGTGGAGGAGTGTGCTTATCTGCGGAGTATAATAACATTTTTGGAAAGTTAGATTGGGAATGCATTGAAGGACACAGGTGGTCCGCTTCTCTTGACTCAGTGAGGAATCAAAGTAGCTGGTGCCCTACATGCTCCCTTGAAACACGATCAGTGAAGAGGCGAGGTAGTTTGGAACCATGCCACGCAGTGGCTGCGAAGCGCGGAGGACTTTGTCTGTCCACCGATTACCGGAACAACCATACGCCGCTTCTCTGGAGATGCCGAGAGGGGCACGAGTGGTGGGCTGTGTCAAAAAGTGTTGCTGTCCGAGGAAGCTGGTGCCCGAAGTGCTGTCGCCGTGGACCCGCTCCGTAATGGGCCTCTCGGTTTCCCGAGGGGCTTTTTCGTGCGACACTGTTGACGCCTCTCCTTTCTGTGCACAGGTTGGGAGGGTGCAAAACCTTCCCACTCAGATAGGAGCGGCACCACATGGCTATCCGCGTTGGTACGACCAAAGAAACCATTCTAGTTATCTCCAAGATTGACGATGCAATCCCTGAGAATCTCACCTCAGAAGCCCACGGGGAATATCTCAAGACTCTCGATGAATCCCTCTTGGGCCTTGGGAATGCCATCCCTACTCGTTTTGTCCTCAAAAAGACCCTGAGCTTTGCAGCCCAGAAGCACATCGAAGATGTGAAAATGGGAGTGAATGACGAAGGGAAAGCCGAATTCAAGTTTGGTTTCATGATGGAAACTATCCGCTTCGCCCTTGTCGGGATTGAGAATCCCCCTGATATGCCTCCCGAGCAGCAACTTGTATTCAAAAAAGAGGCCGATGGGTTCGCATCCCGTGAGCTTATCGCCTATCTGAACTCTGCCGGAATTGTGCAGGAACTCTTCGTCGCCCACCAAAGTGCCTCGAAGCCTCTCGTCCAAAAAAAATGATCGAGGCCCTTTTGGAGATGCAGTTTGCACCCCAGAAGGACGCCGAGAAATTCCGCTGCAAATCCTGCCCACAATCCATCCAAGAATTGCGTCGCTGCCGTGAAAACCGTTGGGATTTTAATGGCGACGACGGCCACATCTGGCCCATGCGAATCCAGCCCGGAGGGGGTCTCTATGGCTTCTGTCCCGGCAAGGCGACATGGGATTCCCGCGCCGTGCTTCTCTTCAAGGCCTTCGTCGTCTGTGCCGAAACCGGGGCGCAGTGGCAGCCTGGAGGGATCTCCGACCAGCCCGCTTGGTGGGTCGATCTCGTTTCGGACGCCTTGCCGCGCTACAATGACCTGAGATTCTACGCTCGGGCAAAAAGCATTCTAGGCGACGGCAAAGGAGCTGGTCACCATGGCAATATCCAAGGAAACTCTGGAATACCGGATAAAAGTAATTACCGACAACGCAAAAGCTGAACTGAAAGGCGTTGCGGATGAGGCCCGCAATGCCGGGGCAGCCCTGTCGGACGCTGCGGAAGCCACGGGGAAAGTTGGACCCCGTGTCAACAAGGCCGCAGCCGAGACAAAAAAGCTCTCCGATGGGCTCGCAGGCGTGGGGAATGCCTCGTCTGCCGCAGCCCCGAAGGTCGCACAGGTTGCCCAGGAGGCAGACCACCTTGACGAGAGTTTCGCGGGGGCATCCGGTGGCATTGGCGGATTTCTTCCGTCCCTCAAGGCAGGATTTCAAGGAATCCAGCTCCCCATTATCGCGATGAACCAAGCGCTGGCGCTCGCGCAAATGGCTTTCCAAGGGCTCAAGGGAGCCATGGATGCAGTGGTCGGAAGCGCAATTGATATGGAGTTGAGCGTTGCAAAAATTCAAACGCTCATGACCGCCCAGGATCGTGCAACCGTGAATGTCACGGAAAACCTCTATGCCCTCCAAGAGCAATTCGGAGGAGACGCGAGGGCCACAGCGGAGAGCTATTATGAGGTGCTTTCCTCGGGAGCGGTGGACGCTGCCGGGTCGCTGGAACTCATGCAGACGGCGCAAAAGTTGAGCGTTGCGGGTGTGGCGAGTCTCACCAGCTCCACCAAGGTTCTGACAGCCGTGATGGCCGCCTATGGCCTTGGTGCAGAGAGGGCTGGGGAAGTTGCCGAGACCCTTTTTATTGCAGCTCGCGACGGAAAAACCGACGTGGAGGGGCTCGCAGCGCAGTTCGGTGTCGTGGTCCCCATGGCTGCACAGCTCGGAGTGTCGTTCCGCGAAGTGGCCGCCGCAGCTTCCACCATCACCACTGCAGGCATCTCGACGTCGGAAACCATGACCTCCCTAAACGCGACAATGCGAGCGCTCACGGTGGGCACGGAGCCCATGAAAGTGGCGCTGAAGCAGGTGTTCAAGGAAATGAAGGTCGGGAGCTTGGAGGCCGCCATTGCGCAGGAAGGCCTCGTCAAAGTTGTCCAGCGGCTTGTCAAAATCGGTGGGGCCGGGGGAATCTCCGGAGTCGCGGAGATGTTCGGCGGTGAAGCCATGAAGGCAGTTGCCACCCTCACCGGAAACCTCGGGAGCCGCTTTGAGCAAACCATGCTCAACATGGCCGAAGCCGCAAAAAGGCCTGGGGAGGTTTTGAACACCGCATTTTTGGAGGTGATGGCCACCACCAGTAAACAGCTCGACGTGCTCATGGGGAGAATGTACGTCCTTGGAGCCCGCATGGGGGAGGCAATTCTTCCTGCCGTCAAGATGATCCTCTCTGGGATAAACGCGATTCTCGACGTCGCTTCCCGTATGGGGGATGTGGCTCGCGCTCTCGACCTATCGGGAATTTATGACCGAAACAAGGTCGCAATTGATGGTGTTATTGTGGCCCTCGGGACACTCATGGCCATGTATGCGGTGTCGAAATGGACCGCAATTTACGCCGGAATTGCCCAAGTCGTCACTGGGTTTGTAGCCATGAAGGCCGCGATTATTGCAGCAACCATCGCCGCTGCACCATTCTTCCTCATTGCTGCAAAGGTGATCCTGGTCGGGGCTGCCATCGGGGGCGTGGTCATCGCTATTGATTTCCTCGTGAGGAACTTCCATCTTCTCGTGGATATTGCGGTCAACACGTTCGACAAAATCCAGATTAAAGCCTACGAACTCCGAAAATCTATGCTCGGAATTATTGACTCAGATTGGACACGCTCAGAAATTAAAAAGACCGAGGACCAGATTTCTAAGCTGAGTCTCGGGATGCGCAACACATCGCGGGAGTGGGACAAGGGGCTCGGTGGAGATTTGGCGT